GGAAATAGATTTGATCTGTTTCACCCATAGCTGAACCTAATCCAACGGGTTCAGTCTGTCCAGCCTTTAAACCTTTTAAGGCATACAGTGTTTTATAAAGTAACGCAGGATCTGCGGTTCGTAAATCTCCATTAGCAAGGGTTTCAATCTGTTTCTTAATAGCCGTAATATAATCACTAAAGCCAGTCTCATTTGACATACCAGTCTGTGCCCAAGCTTGTGATTGAACCATTAAACGTAACCCAAGTAAATGACCTTGTGGTGTTATTGTTCCACTTTGGTCTACCCAGTTTGATCTATTTCTTAGGTTTTCATCACTAAGTGGATTAACTTCAGTTCCATTCTCAAATTGAAAGAATCTAATTTTATCTGGAGTTGTTCCATAAAGACGCATAGAAGCTTGTTTAAACTTTTCAGATGTAGGTCCATAGTTTTCTTTAAACCACTTTGCAGTAGCCATGTCTTCTTTAGTAGCTGAACCATTGTTTTGTTTATTTTCTGCTTCTTGTCCTCTTTTAAACGATTCTTGATCTCTTTCGCTTAGTTGACTTTGCATAAAGGCATAGGTAGATGTAATAGCTAGGGTTTGAGTCTGTACATCAAGGTTTTGTGCTGCTTGTCTTACAGCTAAAACATCTTGTCCTAGTGTTGAACTACCGTCAACTTCACCTACGTTTTGCGCTGCTTGAATTAAACCAGGTTTAGTAAGCAAAGCAGCAGTAGCTGAGGTTCCTGTAACATACTTTGGAACATCTAAACTACCTCCACCGCCTCCTCCTCCACCTTTGCCTCCACCCTGTCCTCTTACAAGCCCAGAAACAATTGTAAATAATCCTCCAAGTTCTGTTTCTCCGTAACCAACTGAAGATAAAGCTTTTCGAATATTTTCATCTTGGAAAATTTGAGATGGAAGTTTATCGGTAATGGTATAATATACATTACCCGCATCATCCGTGTTTTTATTAAATAAAACCGACTTCCAAATTTCTTCGTCAATGCCAGTTTTCTTTGCAAACTCAGCTGCAAAGTTAGTAAGTAATGCACTAGTATCTACCGCTCGACCAAAAGCTGCATTAAGTTCAGCTTGTGCTCCTAAAGACTTAACCAAACCATCTGCGGCTGTTGAAATATTTGCTTTTAGTTCTAAACCAGTTTGACTTACCTTGAAAAAGTCTATTAGATTCTTATAAACTTCATCTTGATTAGTAACATCTATTGTTGAACCAAAGGTATCTTTTTTTAGTCTTGAGGCTAAGACATCTCCAGGAAGTAACTCTCGTACTTTTTGTTCAAGAATTGTAAATTGATTTTGTACTGGTAAGTCTCTAAAGCCTTCATAGCCACCCCACTCATTACTAGCAAGGCCAGCATAAACAGTACCAACTAAAGTATCTAAGTATTGTTTTTGGGCAGCTGGAGCTAAATCTGGAAGTAATAGAAGAGATTGTCTAGATAAAGTGCCAAAGGATTCATTATTGGGGCTAGCTCTAAATGTACTAATTGAGCTAGAAACACCCTGCTGTAATTTAAAAAGATTATTTCCTTTTCTTATTTGGGTATTAGCATCCCATAGTTTTTTAGCTAGATTGCTTCGATATTGGTCTAGTGTAATCGTAATCCTACGTTGAACTTCTTCATCTAACTCTGAAATTGCTGGATCTAATTCATCCCAAAATCCTTTTGTAAATGTCGCAATAAAATCATCTTCTGTAGTGGAACTTGCGGCTAATTCTAATGCCTTAACAACCTTTGGTGAGGTTTGCCTAAGTTCTTCAATATCTAGTGTTTTTTGGGCTAGTCCTGCAATTTGTTCTGGAGAAAACATATAATCGTTTTCTTGTATTTGAATTAAATTATTAGAAGTAACCTGGTCGTCGAATTCTCGTAATTGAGCCTGTGTTTTATAAGATAAACCAGTAATAAAGTTAGAACCAGTTAAAGATGGATTATCTATATTAAATTGGGTTAAAAACTCTTGAGTTTTAATTGGACCCATTTTTCCATCGTATCCATCCCATTTTAGTGCTTGCTCATTAAATTGGGTTTCAACATATTTTTCAAAAGCTTCTTTGCCCCAACTCTTGCCCATTCTAGCAGCAATTCGTTGTTTCCAATTTTCTCCTGTTATTGGAGTAGAAACACTCTTTAAGATAGAATCAAATTCTGATGTTTTATCTCGTGGGTCTTTATCTTCAGCATCAATTCTTTCCCATTCTGCTTCTACTTTATCAATTCTTTCTTTATCAATTTGTGAAGCAATATTTCCAAATGTTTGTATAGATTGTGCAGCTCCTCCAGCAATTTGACTAAGATTAGCAAACATAACTTCTTCGGATGATCTTGGTAACTGGGCCATTTGGCCTGGTCTAAATCCTCCACCTTGAAAGGAAGATGTCTTATAGTCAACAGGAGTTTGAGAAGCTTGATTTGGTGCAACTGGATTTAAATTTAATAGTTGTTGAATATTAACTTGAGACATTATTATCTTCCTCCAACCGAACCGCCAGATGTTCGATTTGTATATGCATTATTAGATGAATTCCAACTGCTTGTAGTTGTACTTGAAGTTGTACTTGGAGTTGTCTGTGGACCCCTACCAAAACCAGTAGCAGCAAATGCAGAACCGATTTGAACAGCACCAGTAATTAAACCAGCTGTAGCATAACTATCAGTATCTTCAAATAGCGGACCTTGATCATATCCTTCAAGATTAGGCATAAATATATTTTCAGTTTGTTGAGACATTTGAGATGTAAACTGTCTATTGATATTATCCAACTCAACCTGATAATTTTTCTTAAGTTGGTTGGAATTATTTAAAGCATCTAATGTCTGTGCAATTGCCAAGGATGAATATAAACCACTAGAAGAAGAAATGTTTTTTCCACTAAGGGCATTTAGTAAAGACGCAGAAGCTTGTGTCTGTTGTTTGCTAAGTTGCATTTGCTGAAAAGTTGTGATATCTCTTAAACTTTGTGTAGATTCAAATTGAGTTCTATAAGCAGATTCAGCAATTGCAGAATTTCTTTTTAGTTGTTGAGCAAAGTTATAAGCAGCTTGGAATTGTTCTCTAGAATTAGCAAAGGTTTTATTTGTATTACTTTGAATCCAGTTTCGATAAGCTTGTTCGTTTCGCTGCTTGGCTGCTGCTGATGCTGCTTGTCCTCCAAAGATAGAACTAAGTCCACTAGCAACCGCAGAACCAACAGCCATCATTGTCATTGGGTCCATGAATTACTCCTTACCAGCCCCATTGGCTTTTACGATTTTTAGGTTTTTGATTAGTAGCAACAACCCGTGTAGCACCACTAGTTGGAGCGTAGTCACTGGCTCTAAAGTTATTAGCCCAGTCCTTAACTCTTTTTTCCCATTCTTTCTTTTTATAATCTTCCGTAGCCTTTTCGGTATCGGTAGACATATGGGATTTATAATACTCTACGGCTGCTGACAGCACATCCACCCTATCGTCGTGCTTCAAAGCCCCCCGACCTCTATGAAGTCTTGTTAGTTGTATTTGATTATTCTGATCCTTAGCCGCCTTGCGTGACATGACTAGGCGATGCATAGCCATTACAGGCTCTAAGGTAGATATAATTCTTAACTCTTTTTGACCAGTTACCTTGTACTCCTCTACCCCAACTTGGTGGGGACAGTTCTTCATTAAGAATGGAATCAATACTTTGGTAAACAAACCATCACCAAAGTTAGACTCTACACGGACTAAGGGTAATTGATATTCATTTACAATCTTAGCAATCTTATTTAAAGTAGCATCATCATAGCCACCTTGGATACCTAGGAGTTCATGGATGAATATAGTACCACTTAAGACTGAGGATACACATAAGCCAGTCTCATCAGCTCCTCGGCCACTAGGGTCTATACTTAGGTGACTATGGTTGTATTTAAGATAATTATTACTAATGTACATAGGTTCTGAGATTAAATCCCCAGAGATACCAAAGTTAGGCATATCCTTTAAAGCATTCTGCCCTTGCCAGACAATCTTATCTGGACCGATCTCTGGATCTAGATCCATGACTATTAGATCTCTAAGCTTTAGTGGATACCTATCGGCATCAGCAAGGGAGGTCACCAGCTTGTATTGCAGGGCGTAGTGACTAGGGCCGATTTTAGCCCGTCTGGAGGCAAGCTCGTCCTTGTTGAACCGTTCGGGCTGGGTGGCGTCCCCTGGCTCTATATCCAATCCTAGGACCCAGGAAGCCACGTCCTCAATCTCGGCTGGAACTGAGGTGTCTGGCATCTCAGCTGGATACTTAATCATGGGGTAGGATTCTTTAAGGACATTGTAAACTGAGTCTTGGTAGTGAGGAGTACCTAGGAAGATAACTCTAGAGCCTTTATTTCTAATAGACTCTAGTTCTGCTAGCTTCTTAAGTAATGTTTCTTTACCTACTGGGGTTTCATTCTTACCCGCAATCTCAATGTCGTCTAGAACTACACGGTCAGCGTGTAGACCTGTGATCTGTCCTGTGATACCTCTGGCAGCACAGTTTAGATCCTGTGTAAACTTGGTTCTAACCGCTAAGTTAAAACCAAGCGCATTGTCTTTATCCTCATCTCGTGGGATCATATACTTGCAATATGGAACCACAGATAGGATCTTTCTAGCCTGAGATACGAAGTCTATAGCCTTACCTTGGGTATTAGATAGTACCAGGAAGGTTAGATTAGGGTCCTTAAGCCATTCCCAGCTAGCTAGGCAAGCAGTAATGGTAGACTTACCAGTACCACGTCCTGCGGCTATAATGGCATCTGAAGGGCCTTCTTGAATCTCTCGGGCTAGTTCATACTGAATTTGGGTAGGTTCCCCAAGGCCAAGATGCTTAAAACAAAAATACAAGTGGTTTCTAAAATCATCAATAACTTCTTGGGGAACTTTCATCAGTATGCTGCTTTCTTAATCTTGAATGGGACGGCATCCTTCATGGCTGCTTCGACTGCTTCAATTGACTCATTAGGAATGGTATTAACCTTATCCTTGTGATCGCTAAGAATACCGCGTACAACGGTGTAAAGTCCTGGTGTACGGCGGTCTGGATCATTTAGGTCGCTGATTAGACAGTCTAACAGCTTCTCCTGCATGTCATTTAACTTTTCTTTCATATTAATTCTCCTTAATTAGTGGTGCAATTTCACTGACGTAAGATGGTGGAACACAGTACCAACCCTCAGGAATGGTGACGGGGGCTGCTGATAAATGCCATTCCTGATTCTGTAATGTATAGATCCGAACCTTACAGTTGGGTCCCAGTCTGATTGGGCTTCCCTCCTGCACCAACACTGTTCTGCTGCCGCATCCATTCATCAATCCTAGAACCAGCGCGGCGAAGACGAGGTATATCCACAGTGGAATCCACAGCCATCCTGCCTTGCTCAACCCTCTTAGAAAGATATTCAAACAATGCGAGGGCAATTGCCATAATGATTCTATCAAGCATTGGTTCCTGGAGTTGGGGTTTCGGCTGGATTCTTAGCATCCTTAGCTAGAACTAGACCAATACCAGCAATGACTGCGGCTACGGCTGTAGTAAAGTCAGCAGTGGTAGTAGGATCTCCATCAAACATAGCGGTGAGAACACCACCTACTGCAACGAGAATAGCACCAATACCAGCTACGGTTGTATTACGATTATTCATGGTTTCTTCCTTTCGAGTTCAATTACTCTTTGTTTTAAATCATCTAGCATCGCGCCATGCTTTGCATCATTAGATGATATTTGAATCTGAGCTTTTACTAAATCTTGTACAATAACTTTTAGTTCACTTAGGTCTTTATCCGTCTTATCAATTAACTGAGATCGTTTTCCTATGTCAATAAAAAAACCTCCTACCCCAGCAGCTAAAACAACCAATTGAGCCCACTGGGCTAATTCACTAGATTTTTTCTCTTGTTCCATATTAATCCCCCATTAATTAATTAGTTAAACGGCATTGTTGTTCCAGAAACTAAAGAAATAGTACCATCCGTATTTAGTACAGATAAACGAATCCACATATTACTAGGAATACCTAGTCTAGTAAACTTAACGGCACATTCATTACGACCAGCAGCAGCAACTAGTTTAGATGAATAAGTAGTTCCAGTAACCAAATCTATACCGAACTCTATGTTATCTGCGTCTATGTTACTAGTTGCATCATTGTGTAGATAAAAAGTCCAAGAACCACGATCAACATCAGTATCTGTTGAACCATTAGATAAATTAGTTGTTCCATCATTTGGTTGATAATCAAAGACAGGTTCTCTGTATACTTTTGCATATCCAATTGATTTTAATCGAGGTACACTAATACAAAGATTAATTACATATTGCTTAGTAGCAGTATTTCCTAGTTCTCTGTATTCAAAGTGTTCATTTTGTATAAATACTTTAACATCGTTTTTACTTAATCTAGTTTTAGTTCTTTGTACTTGTCTTGGTGTATTATTTTTTCTATAGATTTCTGCCTTAGTATTTTGGAAAACAGCTCTTATATTTGCGTTTGGATGTTCATCAAAACCGTGTTCTAATATAAGAGCACTAGCAATAGATTCACTGGTACTTACATCAAAAGCACTAAATACGTTGTCTTTAATAACTACTCTAAAGACATACTCATCTCGTGGGTCTGGTACAAATAAACTTGCATCAGAGAATAAACGATTGCTATCAAAATTAAAATGATGGGTTCCAATGTATCCATCAAAGAGTGGATCTGTTTTTTCCCAATAGTTAGGACGATAGGGCCAAGGATACATACTACTAGCGTTTAAAAGTGTTTCTGTACCACCAGTACCTACGTTTGTTGTTTTTCCTAGTTGCTGAGAATAAATATCATAAAGATTTAATCCAAGTTCAGTAGTTCCAGCAGCTACTCCTGATACAGCCCAATCAATATCAGCTTCGTTAAAATGAGCATTACCACCATCTCCAATCCAAGTTGATGTCCAGTTTCCCCAGAATTGATCTGCTTTAAATACATTACCCATTCCAGAAGTTGTTACTGTACTATTTGCATTTGCTGTATAATTTAAATCACCAGCACCATTAAATCGAACAGAACTAGAAAAGGCAGAATTAGTTGCAGCAGAAGATCCAAAGGTAGTTTCAGGCCATACCGCTGCTGTTGTTACAATTGCAGATGTATTATATTTAAAAGCTAAAGCTTGTTTGTTATAATATATTATTTGACTTGGGATTTTAAATAAACAACTACTAGTACCTTCAGATGATTCTAAACGTTTATAAGTAATATTTTCCCAACCATTATAGTCTACACTAAGTAAGAATGATTTGGCAAATCGTGCTTGGTTGTCGTAAAGTTTAACTGTTGTTATACCACTTGCTAGTCCAGAACGAACACCAGCAAATGCAAAATCTCTTAATGCAGTTAAGTATTCATCCCTTGTAGTACTACTTGAGTTCTTTAAGTTAGCTAAAGTAATATCACTAAGGATTGTAAAGTTACCGCCAGTTGTAACTGGGATATTACAAAGTGCAGTAGTATAGCACTCAGGAATATTTAAATAAAAAGATTTAATATTCTTACCAAAGAGTTTACTATATGTTGTTGTAGCTTCTCTGTAGAAGTATGGATTATCTTTATATAAGATACTGCTAGCAGAAACTCCATGATACTTTAACAACTCAATATTACTTGCCATGCTTGCATGGTATAATTCATTTGGATTATCCCAGAAAGAATTCTTATAATTAGGAAGTGTATCTCCAGATGCTCCATCAGTAAGGACTGTAGATGGTACGGCTCTACTAAGATTCCAATATAACTGAGCCTTTATGGGATTGGTAATAGCATTTGAAATCTGAGTCACAGCTGTATCAACATCATTAAAGAATGTTTCAGGAGCTTCTTCACCTGGTATTAGTTTCTTTAAAATATGATATACTGTTGGGACATCAGGAACAACGTAATCTCCATTGACATTTGAGAAAGCATCTAAAATGATTGGAGCACTAATAGCGGCAATTCCATTTGTATAGGAAGTTCCACTTGTATAGGTTCTATCAGTAAAGACATGATTTTTAAATAGTAGATTGTTTTGAGTAATATCTACGGTTGGAGCTTGATCTACCCAGTTAAGGCCGTTGTAAACTAAGATATCTCCAGATACTGGAGTAGTAATTACAACGTCATCTAGGTTATTAATTAAACCTCCAATGGTACCAGCTTCAAACTGAGTACCATTCCAAACTAAACCCTTACCAGCGGTAATGTTATTAAGATTAAAAGTAACAGGACCACTAAGGGTTGCTCCACCTTGGATAATAAAACCATTAGTTACAAAGTTAACTGGAGTCCAGTAAGTTGCGTT